AGGTCGGCACCGCGCAGGTCGGCACCGCTCAGGTTGACATCGCTCAGGTTGGCACCGCGCATGTAGGCACCGCGCAGGTCGGCACCGCTCAGGTTGACATCGCGCATGTAGGCACCGCGCAGGTCGGCACCGCTCAGGTTGGCACCGCGCATGTAGGCACCGCTCAGGTCGGCACCGCTCAGGTTGGCACCGCGCATGTAGGCACCGTTTTTGCACCCCCACTTTACCGCCAAGCCTAATTTGACATGCGGCGTCATATCCGGCGTTACAGATATTTCAGCGGTAAATTGCACCAAGCCTGTCAAGCGATTGCGGACTTCAAATTTCTCTAGTGTTTGTGTCATTGTGCTTCACTCCATGCCTTCGCCTGCTTGGCGTTCAATTCAGCCATACCCGCATCGATGTGTTGATTTACCAGGTCGCGAGCGTGCGCGTTCTCGGCGTCAATGCGCGCCCGATAGGCCGGATCGCTCCAATAGCGGTTGATCGTCGGAAAGCGCGGATCGTGGTTGTGGCGTGGGAGGGGTTTCATACCGTCGCTCCCGCAAAACCCGTCGCCCAAAGTGCTAGCATCACAAAGCCAAAGCTGGCGAGCATGGCGGCGAGGCAATCAAGCGTCCTCATGCTGCGCACCCCTTCAAGGGGAAGCGCCGGAACAGCACGCCCCGCAGTAATTCGGCAATCAGGCGGTCTTGTGCGTTCGGGAAAGGGCAATAAATGCCGTGGCGCTCATGCTGGCGCATGGCGTTGTGAAGCTGCAAAAATGTCGCGCGTTCAGCAAACGCCAGTTGGCTTTCGCGAATGTCGGCGGGAAGTTCGGCTTGCAGCATCATAGTCTCCGTTTCGTTGGGACTATGACTAATGCGGGAAACTACCCTCGTCAACTAAATAATGCGGGAAACTACCCGCTTTTATTTTTCCGCCAATTCTGGCAATATAGGGATGCTACCCAAATTATGTATTGACGTGCGGGTAGAATCCCGCTTATTGTTTTGGGCATGGAACATACTCAACAATCCCTGATCGCCGAAATCGAGAAATTCATTGCCGATCATGGCATGGCCGAAAGCACATTCGGGCGCAAAGTCGTAGGCGACTGGCGCTTGCTTTCCGATCTGCGCAAGGGGCGCGAATTGCGGAGCCGCACCGTCGCCCGCGTCCGCGAATTTATGGCAACATCAGATTCACAGGCGGCACAGGCCGCATGAACCAGACACCGACCCCCGACTCCTTTCAACAGCCGACAACTGACGCGGCTGCGAAGGCTGGTCACCGGCAGGAACAAGCGCCGCGCGGGGGAATCGGGGCATATATCAACGGCGCGAATGGCCAGCAAGTCAGCACAACACCAGCTTATTCCGACCCGCAAGGCACGGTCTTTATCGACCGCGAAAGTCATGCAGGAGCTTGGGCGAAATTCTTGAGAGACACAAATCATGGGGAGTGAAATGCCAGCTAACGCTAACAATGTCCTATTGCCAATGGCCTGCCCGACGCAAAAGACTTTGCGCGCCGCCGTTGCCGCAATCATCCGTGATATACAGCGCGACCGCTCCGAAACCGACCAATGCACCGCCGACCAGCTTGGCGTTAGCATTGGCACGATTAGAAGCGCGCGCAACGAGACTGCCGACCTTGGCGCTGTCACAATCGCCCGCATAGGTCACAAATATGGCGCGCACTACGTCGACCCGTATCACCGGCTCTACGGTGCCTGTGCACAATCTTTGCATGTGTCTCAATCCGATCCGCTTGCGCCGATGGCCGATGCGGTGGCGCTGATATGCCGCAACCGCTCGCACGATAGCGATGGTGGGCAACGCGAAACGCCAAAGGAGCAACTTGACGCGCTGCCAGCCTTGAAGGCCGCAGCCCGCGAACTCACCGCCTACATTGCCTCGATTGAGAGCCTGCGGGTGGCGGCATGAGCGGGGGATGGGAAGTGGGCGATTTGGCGCTGTGCATTGACGATAGTCAGATGCTTTGCTCTAGTTGCGGCATCACGCACACTGGCGAATTATCTCCCAAAAAAGGAGAGATAGAACGCGTTGTCTTTTTGGGCTTAGGGCTTGGCACCGAAGGCGAGTGTCAATCTCTCACTCTCGCTTTCTCCAATCACCGCATTGGCCTTGCCTCCCGCTTCCGAAAAATCAAGCCCGACGCCGAGCCTTGCGAAGAAGAATTTACGGCCCTGATTAAGCGGATGAAGCCCGCGAAGGCTCCGGAGGTGACGGCATGATCCAAGCAACAAACATCGAAATCCTTGAACGGCAAAAGACCGTCATGGCCGAGGCCGTTGCGAACGGATGGACCATTCAAGACGCAGGCCGGATGCTGCGCGTCGACAAAAACCGCGCCATCAAAATCTGGCGCCGCATCCGGCAAGACATGGGAGCGCAAGCGGTATGAACGCGGAAATCAAAAACACCGAACAAGTAGACAACATTGACCCCGCATTCTGCCTCACGGTCGATCTGCCATTGCCGCCCAGCGCCAACGCACTCTTTGCAAATGCGGGCAAGGGGCGCGTCAAGACCAAGGAATATAACGCTTGGCTCAACAAGGCGCGCTGGCACGTTTTGACCGCATGGCGCGCAATCGGCAAACCCGCTGCGCCGCCGGACGTTCCCATGCTGCTCTGGCTGCGCGTTGGCCTAACCACCCGCCGACGCGATGCTGGCAACTGCCTTAAGGCCGTCGAGGACGTGCTGGTCAAGGAATTGCCCATCCCAGACGACCGCTGGAATGACAGCATTTTGATCGAGCGCAGCGCAGAATTTGAAGGGCATGCCCGCGTGACAATCGCGGTGCTTAATCCGCCTTAAGAGATAGGACGGGAGAGCCAAGCCGTAAGGCCGCCACGGAATTTGAGATCGCCGCGTCGCTCCCGTCCGAACACAATGACGAAACGATCTAAACCCTGACTGACTAAAAGGATTACAGACGATGACTGAAATTCACCTTGAAAACCTCAAAGAGCAACCGCCTGGTGTGCTCGACAAATTGCCCGTTGACGTGCTGGCCAATTTGCAGGCCGAGGCCGAGGCGCATGCTGCGGACGCTGCCCAAATGCTGGCAATCCTGCACGGCGTATTTGCCCGCCGCTATGCCGCTGGCCTCAATGATACGGGAACGCACTATCGCAATGACGGCGACTTCAATGTCAAGATCACCGTGCCGAAGCGCGTGGATTGGGATGCCGAAAAACTGGCCAGCGCAGTCGAGACGATAAAGGGCTGGGGCGAAGATCCCGCCGATTACGTTGAAACCAAAATTAGCGTTACCGAGCGCAAGTATGACGCATGGCCGCCCGCAATCCGCGACCTGTTTACGCCAGCGCGCACCGTCAAAGCGGGCAAGGCCAAGTTTGAATTGGTTGCGGCAGAAAGTGAGGCGGCGTGACCTGCGGAATTTATGCCTTGATTAATGCCAGCAACGGCAAGCGGTACGTTGGACAATCCATCGACATCGAACGTCGCTGGCGTGGGCACGTAAACGAATTGCGCTCTAACCGGCATGGCAACTCGCATCTGACGAATGCGTGGCGCGTATATGGCGAAAGTGCATTTTCTATGGAAATACTGCAAATTTGCGAACCGAACAAAAAAACAATGGCATCCGCCGAGCAATTTTGGATCGACAAATTTGATGTAACAAACCGCGACAAAGGCTATAATATCGCCCCCGTTGCGGCCAGCAATCTTGGCATAAAACGCAGCCCTGAAGCCCGCGCAAAAATGTCTGCGGCTAAACTGCAAATGACAGATGAGACCAAGCAAAAATTGCGCTTGGCTAATCTGGGAAAAAAACAGTCAGAAGAAACAAAACAGAAGCGCGCAATCTCTTGTCGCAACCCAAGCCCCGAAGTTAGGGCGGTGCCCGACACTTCCGAAGCCCTCACCGCTCCCAATGAGGATGCACCGAAAGGCTTTGTCAAACTCGACGAGTTTCTGCTGGCACAATACGTCGAGTATTTGCGCCAATACACCCCCGAAGAACTTGCCAAGCACGACATAACGCTTGCCGAGCCAAAGGATTGGGCAACGGAACTGTGGGTGGATTTGATGGACGCTTGGAACTATAAAAGTTGGGCGCAGGAAATACGCAATGGCTTCATTGTGGATAATGACCAGAAAGCAATCGAACTCCTCCGCACCCGCTTTGAACAGATGATAGCCGAAAGGAGCAAGCGTGATGATTGACCGCGCAACAATTCAGAACTTTGCAAGCCAGTTGCAATCCAGCCTTGGCGGCAATGATTATGTTATCGTGAACCTAGGCGCTCGCGGCCCAAACATGGACATGCCAGACGGAAACATGCTGGCGACTGTCCGCATTGGTGACGACGAAGCGACTGCCGAAGCAAAATATCTTGACGATGCCGTCACACTGGCGCGCGGCATAATTCTGCGCAAGCGGGAAGCCGAAGCAAAAAAGCGCAAGGAGAAGCGTGATGCACAGAACTAGCGGAATGGATAACTGGAATGCCCGATCAGGGTATCGTTACCGAATGTCAGTGCCGGGGCCTATTCAGGGCGTCCCCTCACGGGCCGGGCTGCTGGCCTACGGCCTCAACCTCGCTGCGCGAGTTTTCGCAAAGCAGCAGAAGTGAGGCGATGAACATGATAGCCGCCCTCTACGTCAAAAAGGACGGGGCCTATTATGGCTTGCCAGACGTTGACCCTTGGGATCAGCAACGGGACGCGCGCCTGTATGACGGTCCTTGGCCAGTGGTGGCGCATCCGCCTTGCCAGCGATGGGGTAAGCTATGGGCCGGGCAACCGCTATGGATCAAGCGCACCGGCATTCGCAAAGTTAAGGGCGATGACGGCGGTTGCTTTGAAAAGGCGCTTGCCGCCGTCCGCAAATATGGTGGTGTTCTGGAGCATCCAAAGGAAAGCCATGCTTGGCCGCATTTCGGATTGAATAAACCGCCACAGCACGGTGGATGGATTGTGGCAGACTTTGAAGGTGGCTGGACATGCTGCGTTGAGCAAGGCCGCTATGGCCATTATGCGCGCAAACCAACCTGGCTTTATGCTGTAGATTGCGATCTACCTGAATTGGACTGGGGCATAAGTGAGCCGCAATTCCCGCAATGGGCAATCGAGAAGCACGGCCTTGCATGGTGCAAGCGCGCCGGGGAACTGGCTTTCATGGGCGGCGGCACTGATAGCGCGCCCAGGATCGGAACGCCGGAAGCATTCAGGGATATTCTTATCAACATGGCTCGGTCTGTCAAAAGGGACAGGCTTGCCGCATAGTTTCCACAAGGGAGCCGGGGTTGCCAAACAAGCGCCCCGGTAATTTATGAACGTCGCAAAGATAGGAGCATGGCCTGGGCTACTTTCGCTCAACCTTGCGGCTATGTATTGCGATATGAAGCCACGAGACTTCCTAAAAGCCGTTGCTGTCGGAGCCCTGCCCGATCCTGTTATCATCAACGGCCAAGAACGCTGGCGACTGGTCGAGCATTATGGCCTAATTAAGCAGGCATACCCATGACCCGCTTCACCTTTGGCCTATCACATGAAGGAGATGAATGATGGAACGTGTTATTGAGGACGCTTTGATTATTCAGACTATGGCGCTTGAGTATTTTAAGGCCATGCAGGGCGGCGATGACGAGTTTACGCTTGACCAGGCATTTGAAGCAGCGTTGGCGACATGGGGAACCGAGTGGGATGATGACCCCGAACCTCGCACCGTGGAGTGCGGCATTGAAGCTGTGCATCAGGACTTGGCTTATTGGGGTGAAGAATGAAACACCTAGCCACCCTATCACCCGTCCAGATCGCCTGTGTGACCGCACTGTTCTTTGCAACGTCCATTGGCGCGCTGGCTTGGGGCTTTCGGAAATGGAATTTGAGATAAGTGAAATCCGAGCCAGCGGTCCCTGGCAATAGAAGGAAAGTGAAATGACAAACGAAATCCATCCAGCGCCAGAAGGTTTCAGCGACGAACAGCTCGCCGCAGACCCTATTCTGCGTTACTTTCATTATGCTCACTTGCCAGAAAAGTTGCAAGCGGCTTCGCGTCCGTTCTGTGAATTGGCCGCGCACATTGTCGGAACGCTCCCACGCAATGCCGAGCGCACCGTGGCCTTGCGCAAGCTGCTTGAGGCCAAAGACGCCGCCGTTCGTGCAAACGTAGGGTAATTTTGGAGGCCTTGAAATACAGGCCTTCACCCAAACAGGAGCCGACTAATGGATAACCAGAAACTATCAGAGCGGCTTTCCGCACTGGCGGAGAAGGCGACTAAGGGCGACTTGACGACTGCTGAAGAGTATATTGCAGAAGAATGGCAGGAGTGTCCGTTTTGTGACGGCTCGGGCGAAGTTGAGTGCTCGCGATACGGCAACTTCGACGGTAAAGCCTTGGGAGTGCAGTTTTATG